CCAAAATGCAGGACAGCAAATAGTAGTAGCGGCAGCATCATCAACAGTAGGTATTACGGGATCCGTAGCCTCCACAAACCTTGGAGACTGCATTTGGCTTGTTTGCATTACGGCAAACACTACCTTCCGGGCTGAATCGGTCATAGGAAATCTCACTGTTACATAATTAAAGGACAAAATGGCTCAGCAAATCCTATCCACAAACACCTTTCTGGCGAGTACGTGGATCGTCAATAGCAATGCAACGAAGGGAACTCACACCACACTGGCTGGGGCGATGACCTCAGCCTCGTCCGGAGACACCATTTTGCTTGAGACTTCAGTTACGGAGAATGTGACTCTGACGCCAGGCGTCAATATTACGGGTTATGCTGGAGCTGGAATCGGCACTCCTAACGTGAGCATCACTGGTACGCTCACTATGACAGGAGCGGGAAGTGTTACGATTTCCAACGTTCAGTTAATCACCAATTCGGCCAATTTTCTAGTTGTTTCAGGGTCGGCTAATAGTTTTGTAAATTTATTCAATAGCTATTTAAATAGCTTGAATAACACGGGCATAAATTTCACTTCATCCGGTGCTACATCACAAATCAATATCTATTATTGCCAGGGAAATATCGGAACAACGGGAATAACCTGCTTTACGTCTTCAGCAGCTGGAAACATCGTTTTTTACGGAACCGAAATTGATAATACCGGTCAATCTACAACTAACAGCACAATATCTTCAGGTTTGATATCAATCCAATTCAGCAAACTTATTTTTCCGATTACAACTTCCTCCACAGCTGTAATTCAAGTTAATAACTCTCTTTTAATAGCACAACCACCAACGAACATGACAATTTTAACTCATGGAGGTTCTAACTCAAACTGTAGTGTTTTCAATAGCCAACTGGCTTCCGGATCGTCTTCTTGCGTATCCATAGGCTCTACTTTAACAATGGGAAATTGTATTGTTAATTCCACGAATACGAACGCAATCAGTGGCGCCGGCACCCTCATCAATGCGGGCATTTCTTTTGTAAATACAAGTTACAAAATCAACACAACAACACAAACCGTTGCACAATTAGATGTAGGCGGGATCTCTTTTGATGGCGGCACCAATTTACTTTCTGCTTATTCAACTGGTACATGGACGCCGGCATTCGCAAGAACAAGTTTGAGCACTACTTATACAGAACAGGTCGGACTTTATGAAAAAATCGGAACGCATGTAATGGTTTCAGGATATTGCCAGGTCAACGCAGTTTCAAACGCCGGGTCTGGCAATTTAACAATGACTGGATTACCATTTACATCAAATGCAACAACAGCTTATTTATCGGCCTTGGCAATGGGGAGAACCAATATTACCTATCCTGCAACTACCACTACTGTGACGTTAGAAGTTGGTACAAATACGACAAGTGTAGCTATTTATGCTAACGTATCTACAACCGGGGCAACTTCTCAGGCGATTGTTTTAAGCAATAGTACGGGATATTCGTTTGGCGGAATTTATAGCACATAAGGACTTATTATGAATTTTTACGAAGCACAAGATTTTTTCAAAAAATTGTATCCAGATAAACTTGTCACATTTGATTTTGATGATAAATGTATCCGTCAGATCGAATGTGTTTATACGGAAGGTCAACTGCATCCTGCAAATCATGTGGAGTACAATCAAGTTAAGATGACGCCGCAAGGATTGCCATCGCAATATATTCCGATACAGCCGCACAGAATGATTGTGACCGCTGCAACAGTCAAAGCCAAGATCGCCCAAGATGACATCCACATGCATGCTGACACTGCCAAAGCACTTAGTGAACTCAAAGGGACTCTCAGCTACGATCTCGTTATGAGAGACCACATGGAAATGACCGGACTATCTCAAGCTCAGATCGAAGCTAAAGTCAATCTCCAAAAATGAGATCGGTAATCCAGCAGGTGAAGATTAATATCGCTAAAATCGCAAACGAAATCATACGGAGAAATATCATGACCCAAACTCTATTCCTATTTTTATTTTTAACGGGCTGCAGCTCTATGCCTCAGTTTTTTTCGGCTGTGCAAGAGATCGAAACCGACGATGCCATCAAGATAAGTGTTTCCCGCGAAGCCTTGCAGAAGCAAACTGATCTTACGGTTATGGTCGATGTAAAAAATGGGGCTCCCTCCCCATCCAAATGATGGCGGTGTAAAGCCGCTTTACATTAGTCTTTTACGCAATTGACGCAGCCGTTATGGTCAATCGTGCACGTCCCTTCTTTCACGTTGACGGTCACACAAAAAGTCATCGTCAATAGTGCTAAAATAAGATTTTTCATTTTTCATCCTCCTTTTTTTTTAGAATTTTATCCATTCGGTCGTGGATATGCCGGAACGTTGCTGCTACCTCCGGCATATCTTCGGCATTTTCCTCGCATTTCTTGACAAACTCCATGATCTCAAACATTTTTGTGAAATGGACCGCTAGCTCTGGCGTCAACTTATATTCTTGCATTTATTCCTCCTTTTTGATCTTGTGTCCGGCTTTTTGCGGCAAACGCACTATTTAGGGTCTGATAATAATAATTAAGTTGTGTTTTACCCTTTTTTTCTGCCCTCACACGCCTTGCAGGGCTATCAATTTTAATTTGTGAAAAAAAAGATTTGAAATACTTTACATTTCAATCTTCCCAGTCCTGGATATTTTCATCGTATGTTCGCAGAATTGATGCCAAAATCTTTTTGACATCGTCTCTCGGAATGTGTTGTTCCAGGCAAATGCCGGCGATAATCCTCTGAAACATGGTTAAGCCGTCAAAAATGCTTATGTCATTGCAACGGCAATACGAGAAAATAAACGACATATGATCGTAAATGTCTTTTTGTTCCATTTTAAAATTCCATCCAGAGAATTTTTATTCGGTCTTTTCAATCATATAAAACGATGTATCGCCCTTGACGCTTATCTTAAGCCCGCAGCGGGCCATTGCCGACTTCAAAATTTCGATTTCATATTCATATTCATGGCAGCGCTTTGTGAGCTCGCTTATTTTGGCATACTGGCTCCGCACCGTTTTGCTCATGCGCTCTTCGAGCGCATCCATCCTTTTCTGTAATTTTTCTTCTGGCGTCTCAGTCCAGAATGTTAGCTGCTGAATCATTTTTCTCTTGTGGTGTAAAAATTTTCTTGTTTTTATTCCGGAAGCGCGTTATGAATATGGCTATCAGTAATCTCCATTTATGTTCTTGTAGATTTGCCAATCAGTTTTCCTATTCTGATTGGCTTTTTTTATTCGATTTCATAGTATTCTACTGGGTCTTTTCGATATTTTTCAACATCAACGAATAAGAGCTCGGGAATCGATTTGTAATCGATACAACCTTTCCGGGCGACCTTTTCCATCTTCAAACTTCCGATCATGCAATTTTTGCCGTTAGCTTTATCGATTAAAACCCGCCTCAATCGGTCTCTCTCTTTAATCATGGATGATAACTTTTTGTACTCTTCTGCGGCTGATAGAGCTTCCATGTCTGTTATAACTTCATACTGTTTGTATGTCAAGTCAGAGCTATTATTTTTTTTGTAAACCTCATAAAATTGTCTTTCCTGGTCTGTCACTTCCTCGATATCGATGCGGTGAATTTTTTCTGCCGTCATATTTTTATCCTGTCATTTTTTTTCAAGCATTCTTTGTAATATTCATTTTGTTCAATTTCCCTGGCCAAAAGGCAAGCGAGAATATCAGCCAGAAGGGCGGGGGAATCATGCCCCGCCATCTCCAGATATTCAGAATATTTATCCCTAACGGCATCTATGATAAATTGTGATTTTTTCATGCGCTCACCAATTCATCTGATTTCAAAGGGAATAGTATATCGATGTGATTGTCCCCCTTTTTTTGGTTGTTAATGACTGCTATTTTGATGCGATCAAAAAGCTGAATCGGTATTTGCGAGATTGATACAATCTTTTGTTTTTTGAGGGTATCCCATAAGGTTTTGACGTAGTCCGCATCGCAATTGCCTAAGAGGCCGGCCAATTGCCCCTGCTGATCTTGTGTTATAGTCTGAGCACCATTTTTAGATTTGACTTTGTCATGCACGGCAAGCTTGGTGTAAACTTCCCAGTGCGGGCCGAATGGATCCTCATTCGTAAACAGGGCCTCTAAATTGCATGGCTGATCGTAAAACATGTCGATAATCGCTTGATCTAAAGGCTTGTGAGGTACGGGATTAACGGTGTATTCTGTGTCGACCCCTTCTCCTGAGCGGATGATCTTAAGATCATAAGCATATGGGTCGCCCCAGTCCTGATCTTTGCAGAGAGCTTCGAGCGATTTGCGGATGGTTGCTTGAGTAATGTGCAGTATTTGGATCCTCAGATCGATGTAGTTGTACACGACGAATGCCCAAAAATGCCTGACAGATTTTTTTGGATCGTATGATTTTAAAGGTTTGTTTTCCATGGTAAAACGTATCGGTTTTTTCTCAATCCAGTCCTCCCATCCCATAACAGGCTGGGTTAAGATGCGGATACGGTTTTCGCCTTCCTGGATTTTCATGTAAAAATTTGATGATTTTGGTGATTCATAATTTTCTGGTAAAAAGCTCATGGTTTATCCTATTTTACTAATGATTTCAAATAAATGTTGTTTGTTTCGATCCATTGACCGATATACGTTACTTTGGTCGGTCTCGCCTGTACAGTCAGCTGGGCGTCCGGGATTTTGACTTTAAGCAAGTGCGATAATTCTTGCAATGCAAATTCAAAATGTTCTTTGTCAAACGATTGGTTGATGTAAAGCTGCTTTACAATCTCTTCAAGATGATTTTGAGCTTCGTCAAATGTTTGGTCTTTTTCGTGACATTTATAGCATTCGGTTTCCGGGGGCCCGTATAGGTCGTCGTAATAACCTGTTTTCCATAAATCGTAACTCATTTTGGTGCTCCTTAAGTTGTTTTGTTATCATATATTTAAGTTGTTTTGTTATCATATCTTTCCCGCGTTAGCAACCTTGGCATCTAGCTCTAGGCGTTACTGGCGTACTTGATATGACCAAACTATAACATACAATGATATTTTGTGTCAAACCTAACACGACAGTCGGATGCAAAAAATCGCTTGTGTTAAAAAATAACAATCAGTATGATACGGCTTAAAAAAGAGGATCTTATGAATCTAAAACAATACTTGAAACGCGAAGAAAGAAGTGTCCCTTGGCTTGCTAAAAAACTCGGATGCCATTATCAGACATTGCATAATATCATCAAAGGCAGAGCCATGGCCAGACCATCACTCATTGATAAAATCGTTAAATTCACCGACGGAGAGGTGACAATCGATCCTCCTATAGGTCGGTTTTGCCCTCACTGTGAACAACCTCTCAAAAGATGGGTCCGAAACGCACCTCAGAAAGATACCGAAGTCAAAAAAGATATTGTCGAGAATTGATTAAAGATTTAATGTATGTTTCAATCTGCACCCCCGCATGAGGGACGACTCGTTTGATGTGTCTTATTAGGTTTCAATCCACGTCCTCCCATCAGGGGGGACAAAAGATAAGGGATAAGCGGAGCACCAACCTGTCTTATCCCTTGACATACATGCAAGACAACCAACCCCCAAAAATGACCAAAAAATGAGAGGACGGAATATCTATGACGTACTATCCAAACAATAATCAATCCCGGCATTTTCTACAAGCGAATTCGGCATTATTTCTAATCGGTATCATTTTTTATCAGACACTGATAGATAGCTGCTTAACTGCCGTATGCCGGAATCTATCCAAAAATCCAAAAATTAAAAACCCCGCACCGCGCGGGGTACAACAAAAGGACTGTTAGTATATGACTTATTGTACATTATCTACTCATTTAGGCCAAACAAATAATGCAAAAAGGCAATTTCCGCCTCTAAATGTCCCAAAGGAGGTGTAGCATGCATCATTCTTTTGACGTTGATCACGCCGCCGAGTATGGCATCGAAGAGGCTATCTTGATCCACCATTTTCGGCATTGGATAGCCATCAATAAGCGGATGGGTAAAAATTTTATAGATGGCAGGACATGGAGTTATCAGACTCAAGAATACCTCTTGGCAAATTTTTTTTACCACAAAAATCGACATAAAGTATCCAGACTCCTCAAATCCCTAATTGATCAAGGCGTCCTCCTAAAAGGAAATTACAACAAATCTGGATATGATCGCACAACTTGGTTTGCTTTCGCGGATGAAGAAAAATTTTTGCATGGAGTTAAAGAAGATCCTGACCTTTTTGAGCCAGTTTCCGAGACATTGCTCAAAAATGAGCAATGCATTGCTCAAGATTGCGCAATGGATTGCGCGAAAGTGAGCAATGGATTGCGCGGAAGTGAGCCACCTATACCAGATACTTTAACAGATGATAACAAAAAGAAGTTGTCTGTTGCGGATGCCGCTGTTGCGGCCCCGCTTAAAAAAATTACCCTCCTTAGATATAAAGGACACCAAACTCTCGAAATAACTTCGACAGATCTTTTCTCAAAGATTTTTGCCGACGGAAAAAATTGGCAAATCGACGAAATCACCCAGGCTTGGCAAGCTTTGGCCGACTGCAAAACTATCATCTACGACTGGTGGCGCTTTATCGCTGGCACAATTGAAAACATTAAGCGCAAAACCAAATCAAAAAATATCAACGGAGACAAAAAATGCAAGACAGACGCTCAGAAGACAGACGCTCAGAAGACAGACGAGAATACGACCTGCAAAACAGAGTCGCTGAAACCTTTGGCACCAGGTACAGTCAATCCTCTGTTTCAAAATTTGCTTATCCAGCAGAAACATCAGAGGCAATAATTGATTGGCTCAAAAAGCCTCAAAACTTTTTGGTGCTAACGGGTAAACCCGGAACCGGAAAAACCTATTTTTGCGCTGCTGTTTTCGCTTTTCTTCACGACAAAGTGGCGTATATTCGGGCATACCACGAACGACATATACTAGATGCTTTAAGGCAGACTATCTCTCGTGGCGAAGAATATGTGACACAATTAAAATCGATGATAGATGATCCCATCATCATAGTGGATGATATCGGATCTTCGGGCCGCACTGATTGGAGGGAAGAAATACTTATGGAGCTAGTCGATTATCGCTATTGTCGGAAATTGCCATCGATATTCACGAGCAATTTAAGCAAGGAAGAATTTTATCAGACGTACAATAAAAGAATAGGCAACAGACTGTTCGCGAAAGAAAATCTCCTGATCACTTCCCCTGATATTGATTACAGACAAGAAGGATTATGATAGCTGCCCACACCCGCAGCGAATTGAGAAATCTGCCTCAATCGAAGATAACGCAGAATTTAAGGCAAAATCACGGAGGATAACGTGGACTATCAAAAAAATCTATTAAGAGCAAAACTAACTCAAGTCCTGATTGACCAGGATCAATATGCTTTCCCCGATTATATGAAGATTATCAGACGCACACTTGGATATACCCGAAAACACGTATCCGGTTTGCTTGGTTGCAGTCCACACCGAATTACTTTCCTGGAATATGGCAAATACGGCAACAGAGGTCCGTGCCACGAATTTATAGCATCTCTATCCAATTTTTACGGTGTCGATCCTTTTGAGATGTTAAAAAAATTTCAAGCATATATGGATGACGCAGACCGAAATCTTTATCCTCGGAGTTAAATGCGCTTAGTAATTATTGGCGATCCCATCCCGAAATTACGGGCTAGACATAAAATTTTGAAAACAAAAAAGTTTGTATCAAAAAATATGCCAAAACTTATGTCATACGATCCCCAAAATGATGAAAAAAAACGAGTGACAGAATTGATGGTCAGAGCCCGGTCGGAATATGCTTTGTCTGATAAGGCGGAAATGCAAGAAATTTTAGATGCTCCTGCATTAATTGTTTTTATGACGTTTTATTTCCGCCCGGCGTATACTAGCCAAGCTGACTACAATCGCAAACTGTGGAATCTCGAATCGCACAATAAAAAACCTGATATCGATAATCTCGCTAAATTTTATCTTGATTGCGGTAAAGGTGTTATCTGGCAAGATGATAATATGGTGTCTAGCTTATATGCTCGTAAAACCTACAATGATATCCCCCAAACGGAGATTTTTATCACACCCAAAGATCCTTTACAGCTGCCGCAGAATTCGAAAATAATCCTCGAATGCTTCTCGCCCTCGGAATTACAAAAATTTCTTGAGGACGCAAAAAATCTGGGCGATTTGCTCAACATCAACCCGTGCGGGGAAAATTTCGAGAAGTCCTTGTCTTTTGTCACTACAAAAATTGCCGAGTTCGCCGCAACTTATGCAGACCAAATAAAAAAAGTCAAAAAACACATCACAAAAAAATAGGTGCTAAATGCCAGATGATCCTAAATTTGTAGCCAAAATACAAAAATACTATGATGATATGCATCACAAACTGATTGACGCCGAAAATATCTCCATGCTCGCAAACGCAGAAAATCAACGAAAACTGATAATCGAGAGAGTCGCAACAATCTCCGAACTTATGACTGATTACGAAATAATTTTTAAAGAATATTTATATAAGGCAAAACAATGATCAAGATGATCATCGCTTTCATAGGCATTTTTTTGCTCTTTATATCATTTTTTATACTATTAATTTTTTGTTTGTCATCATGAGTGATGATAGTGACGGATCTATCCTGGATTTGCTTCTTTTTGTCATAGCTTTCATCTTTCTGGTTTTTGTATTTGCTGCCATATTATATCACTGTGGTATATAAATTATTTTAGGAAACAAAATAAGGAACCTATATGCCCCTAAAACATGGCAAAAGCAAAAAAATCATCGGAGAAAATATCAAGGAGATGGAGGCCTCAGGCCATCCACGCAAGCAAGCCATAGCCGCTTCGCTCAGCGAAGCCCGAAAATCCGGCGCGCACATCAAGAAAAAAAAATAGGGCCTACTGCCCTACTTCTTTTTTTTTAAATCGTCTTGTATAAGCTTTAAAAGCCATTGTTGTATAGATGTCCTGTTTGATGCAACATGCACCCTCATCTCTGTGTGCAAAGCCTCCGTCAAACGGAGGCTGAACACTTTAACCTTCTCCTTTTTCATGATACCCTCAATAGGACGCATCGAACAGATCGGTTAAATCAATAGGTATTCCGGTTTGGGCAGGTTGGATAGACTCCTTCCACTCTGATTTTTGTTTTTGTTCGTAGAATTCTTTTGGATTATCATATAAATTGCCCGCATCATCTGCGCCTTCGCAATTTAACCATTCATTTGTTATTTTTCTTTTTTCTTCTTTTGTTAAATTTTCAAAGTTTCTCATGGCCCTATCCTTATTTTTGTTGTTGTTTTTTGTGTCTTATCTATACCTTTCCAGCTTTTTGCAGACCGCCTTTAGCTTTGTCTCATAATCGCGTACTTGGTATGACATCATGATAGCATGATGGCATTATTTAACTCAACTCTTTTCACAAAAAAAGAATTTCTTTACAGTGGGATCAAAATATTAAAGGATATTTTATGCACAAAAAAATAATGGAAAAAGCGTCCAAAGCCCTTAAAAAAGACGCCTCACACTACGCTGCAGAGGCTAAACACGAAAAAGGCCAGAAGAAAAAACATGAGCTGGTTGAAAAAAAAGAAGCGCTATCAGCCTCTAAAGATTTAAACAAAAGAGCCAAAAAAGCCCACGAGTGAAATTGCAAACAGAAATTGATTGCTGGGTCTCTCATACTGGGTTTTTTGTGTATGACGCAATCGTACAATGGCGTGACCATATATATAAGGCCGATCTATATCGATGTTCGAAAGCCAACTACCTGAGAGGCATGCTAAGACTTATCGAATGCGGAATTGTTGATATCCGCACAAAGCTAAGTGACCTCAATGATGGTTGGTTGACAAAAACAAAAGCAAAAATCGATTCAAAAAAACATTGGTCAATATCGACGAAAATAAATCGAAAAAATTTTCTTAACTCCTTTCAAAAATTCATAAAAACAGCCCTAGATACTACTGTAGAGCCATATCCCAGACATCCAAATCCCGAACAAATAAAATATATCCTATCAAGCGTCCAGGAGATATCTCTGGCCAAAGACTTGTCTCCTACGGAGTTATGCAACGCTATGCTTGAGCTAAATGAGCGCGACGCATTTGTGATTTGGTTAATGATCCTGACGGGCCAATCGGTGGAAAAGATCCTCGATGTGCGGAAAGAGCATCTGAGATACCAAAAAGATGGTGACGATCACACTGAATTTTCTGTTGGCGGATATCTAGATTTTGAGGGCGGGAGCAGTTATCACGTCCCTGGTCACCTCATGGACAAAATACAATGCATTTGCAAAAACACAAAAACATATCTTTTTGAGACCCGTCAGGGGAAAAGAATCCGCCGAACACAGGTCATGCGCAACCTAAAGCATGCTGGTTATGACATTGGTTTGACTTTTGATCTCACGCCGGGAATCCTGCATGGGTTTGTCTGCGGTTATATGTCCACTAATAATGCAATCCCCGTGGTCTAATCCATGACTAAAAATCAAAAAGAGTTTAGTATAAAAATAAAGGGAGAAAAATCCAATGCCTAGCGGAAGGCCTCAAGAAAAAATTGACTGGGATAAAGTTAACAAACTGCTGATCGCTGGCAATTCAGGTAGACAAATTGCGGGGCAAATGGGCATACATCAAACTACATTGTATGATCACACGGTCCGCGAAAAAGGGATGTCATTTAGCGAATATTCCGACCAGTACTATGCAAAAGGGGAATCATTAATTAAATCCAAACAGTTAGAAATAGCGATGAATGGAAATACAACTATGTTAATTTGGCTTGGTAAGCAAAGATGCGATCAAAAAGAAAGAACAGAACGAGAGATTATACATTATACCGATGAGCAAAAAGATCAATTAAAGGCTCTTTTTGCCATTATTAGTAATGCTCAAGATTCTTCACAGCGCAAACTAGATAATAACAACAGCAGCAATGTATGATGATCTTGATGTGTGATAGGGGCGTATAATGCTTCTTGCGGTAGGTTGTCATATATATTAATCATCTCCTCGACTACGGAGATAATTTCTGATTTGGACATAGGCTTTTTATCATCACTCATAATGGCATCATGCAAGATTTGTTATCTAAAAAGCAAATAGAATTTATAATTAATAGTTTAAAACGTTGGAATCTGGCTCATGGGCCGGTCTCGAGCGGGAAAACGGTTGGGACGCTTTTTAGGTTTTTGCAGGCGATTTCAGCTTGTCCAGACAATCAGATATATATGTTTGGACATAGTTCGACAACTGTTTTTGAAAACTGCATCAAATTAATACTACAAACTCCAGAATTTATCGTCTTCAGGCCATTCTGCGCATGGTTTCCGGGCAAAAATGAGTTACGATTTAAGGACAAGATTATAACTGTAATCGGAGCAAAAGACGAAGGATCGATCGGGCGTATACAAGGAAAAACGATATCGGTAGCATATTGTGATGAGATGACGCTATACCCGGATAATGTCATCGATATGATAGATACCCGGCTACGTTTGCCTCATTCTATCGGTTTCGCCTCGATGAATCCTAAACAGCCGACGCATAAGCTTAAGATGTGGATTGATCAGGCGGCGGCAGGGAACCAAAATTATTACGAACTTGGTTTTAGCATAGATGACAATCCGTTTTTGCCGCCGGATTATAAAGATAGGCTCCGTAATAGTCTGACGGGGCTGTTTTACAAACGCAATTATCTTGGAAAATGGTGTTTAGCCGAAGGAGCTATATTTGATTTTTTTGACACAAACATACATGTTGTTAAAACACCACCAAAATCCGCCGAATACTGGATCGCCGGAATTGATTATGGGATTAGTAACGCTTTTGCTTGTCTCCTTATTGGTGTTAACACTGGTAGATTAGATCAGACCGGGAAAAGGTGGTGGGTCGAACGCGAATATTACTGGGATTGTAAAAAGACGGGCAGGCAAAAGATCAATAGCCAGTTTGCTGATGATATACAGGAGTTTATTGAGCCGTATGCTGTAAAGCAGCTTTACATTGACCCGTCGGCATTATCGATGATGCTCGAGTTGCAAAGGCGTGGGATGCATGTTATAGCGGCTGATAATGATGTTTTTAACGGCATTTCGACCATGACAACTGAGATGGGCAAGGGTAATTTGACTGTATGTGCAGATTGTCCTAATCTCATTAGGGAGATACAGACATACGTTTGGGATGAAAAAAAATCAAGAGAAGGAGAAGACAAGCCGGTCAAAAAAGGTGATCATGCTGTCGATGCATTGAGATATGCGATACAAACTCATAAGATTGACGAGTATAAGCCGTATAAAAGGCCTGAAGATAATGATTATATGTCTAATAGGTTTAATCCAGGACCTCGCAAGAGGTTTTGAGATATAAGTT